CCAAATATAGCAGCATTTAAGAAAATCTCTGCCATAGCATCTTTACAGCCAGTTTTTTCTAGGTCTTCTTGTAATAAATTACGGACATACTCTGCATCACTTCTTTCTTGGTCTAAAGTATCATCTTGTAAGTCAAACCACTTACCTCTACCAAAAGTAGCTTCTTCTAGTTCTGCTACAGCAGATTCAACTGCTTGCTGTAAAGCAGGAGATATTAGTCTTGATTTCTCAGAAAGCCTAGTTTTATCTTCTTCAGACCAAATACCACGCCATAATCTGTAGTATTCATCCCAAATTGCTTCATAATTAGTATCTCGCCAATCTCTCCAGTTATCTAAACGATACATCAGCCAAGATGCGAGTGCTTGATATTTATTTTCTTCTTGCATTTTGAATGTTAAGCTTAATTTAGGGGTAATATAACATAAATTACTTTTATGTTACAAATCTTTTAATATCCAGCGATTAAATCTTCTGGTTCCCATTCTTCATCTAATTGAACAGAATGAGCAAAATCTGCTATAGATACTTGGTCTATATAGGCTAAGGCGTCTAGCATATCGTCATGTGCTAAGTTATTTGGAAAATCTAGCATCTGAGAAACAAAAGGTCGCCATTCTTTATCTTCATTAAACTTTATCTGCCCGTGTTCCATACGACCTTGCAGCGACCAAGTTATTCTTTCTGTTTTCTTTTTACCACCATGTCTTAATTCATCTATATGGACAAATCTGTTACTAATACGCATTTCGTCCTGTAAATACGGCATGATAGCGTTTTTTAAAGAACCTGTTTCGATACCTACTGTAGTTGCTTCGCAGCTCTCGGCTGCTTTTAAAATCTTTGTAGCGGTTTCCTTTATAGTCCATCTACCATGTAGTATATTCTTAACCCACCACTTATCTCTATCTATTTTTACAATAGCAATAGCCGTTTCGTCTAATTTAGAACCTTTAAGTCCTCGTTCTTTTTCTACAGCTTCAAAACCAGCAGGGTCAACAGCTATTACAAAATTACCTTCTTCAGGCTCTGGACCAGTTAAGAACCAGTCTTCTTGGAAAATACCGCCAGTAAAGGTTTCAAAACTTGCTTCAAACTCTTGCCTGAAAGCCATCGCTGACATTGACTTTTTAGCAGCTTCAATTTCACTTTCAGAAATATAAGGGTTGTCTGTAGAGTTATAAGAGAATGCTTCCCAATCTTCATCGTTTTTTGCCTCCATATATAAATCATAGAAATGATTCTTACCAGCAGGTGTTCCTATGAATAATGCCCCACCCTGGACATCCGCAAGTGTAGGTCTAATGATTTGTTCCCACACATTAGGTTTCATCGATGCATACTCATCTAGTACAACATACGCAAGACCAACACCACGAAGTGTATCTGGTCTATCTGAACCTTTTAAAAATATCTTTCTTCCGTTTGTTAAAGTTAATCTTGCAGTATTCTCGTATGCATCAGCAATAACATCTTCTCCAAGATTTTTTAACATATCCCACATAATGTCTTTAGCTTGTTGAAAAGTAGGACCAATATAGAATACATCTTTAGAATCAGACTGTAATGCTTTAATAAGTAATATCCAAGCAGCTAAACGGGACTTACCAAACCTTCTTCCTGCAGCAACAATCTTAAATCGCTTAGGTGAATTAAATATACTTAGCTGAGCTGGATGCAACTCAACATTAAGAGTTCCCATCTACAGCCTCTATAATTACTTCATCTTCAGACTTAGTCTTAGGATTCTTTAGTTCTTTAGTTTTAGACATTTCAGTAATCTGCTCCGCAGTACCAACATTAATGACAAGACCACCTTCATCTTTAGTATGCTTAATTTCTACAGCTTTCTGTTGCGGGACTATTCTGTCCATACACATCTTAAGACAATGAACATCACCTTTTAAAGCTTTATCTATAACAACTTGGACAATCTCTTCACCTCTAGAGCTTAAGAGTTCTCTAGCGAGCTGAGTATACTTATTAACTGAACCTTTAGGGCGACCATTGGGATTTAAGACAACCCCTTTCTTAAGCATAGGGTTACCTGGGTTTCTCTTTCTACCATCTGACATAAGTTATCTACTCCTTTAGTAGGCTAATGTACTATAGTAACTTAAGTTTACAATTTACTTTCTTTTATAGAAATTAGTTTTTATTTAGTAGGCCCCTTAAGGTGGTTACTTTTTAAAAATTATTTTCTGTTTTCAGAAGTTTGTTTGTGTTGACTTAAGTAGCAAAATCGATTCTACCTGATGAATTGTATTTTGTCTATCTTTGTACCATTGAAAAATACGATTATTGTAACAGATAGTTATTAAAAAACTAAATAACTTGAAATTTACTCTGGTCTGGGAGTGATAGTTTATTGTCTAGTCAGACACGCACCTGGGCCCCTCCCTCCCCGTAGTCTCAGATTACTCAGATTACACCGCGATACACAGTAATTTACCTATGTAATCTGAAATTGCGTATGTAAATGAATGCGATACACACTCTCAGCGTCTGTAATCAACATCCGAATACATCTGTGTTCCCTCAACAACCTGCTTGTGTCGGCACTTGGATGTCAAGCAAATTTGGGAATCAAGGCGGTTAGGCTAGACATTAGATAGGATGTGTTGCTATATTATCTTAGACTCTTAACGCCTTAGCGACGAGGACAAGGTGTCCTGTCTGTTAAAGATTCCCAACCATACTAAGTAATCCTTTCTCCGATTAGCACTATCGCTAACGCCTTTGCTCAAGCAAAGTCTGCTCAGGCTCGTCGCCGACGACCATCGCCACGCTGACTCTCTGATTACAAAGTATTATTTGCTTGACTGCAGGCTTCGGTCTCTGCTGAACGCTGAGCCCTCAATATCTCTCGGATACGCTCTATTATAACACAACCCCTCATTTGTAAAATCCTGACAGCCCTACACTTATTATCAGGCAACCCAATGTTTGTCTGTCAGAGTAGGGTTACCTAATACTAAGTGTGGTCTGTCTAGTATTTGACAAACCGCCTTCCCAGGCTTTCACTAGCGAAGCTTTGTGTTGCCATAGAGACTTTGTATCCGATGAGATACAATCTTAATAATAATAATATTTATATAAGGAGTTAACAATGTTAAAAGTTAAAAATGTATTTATGGAAATGCAGATACACAATTCTGATGGTGAGATAACAGAAGACTACATGTCTACTTGTCCACATTCGCATAAGAATTTCACTAAAACTTTTGCACACTATATACATCTATTCAACACATTTAATTTTCAGTATTCTAAATTGTGGACAAAAGATGATTGGGGTAGAGAAACAATACTTCATTGTCATGGTGTGAAGTCTGAAGTTTATGAAGATGATAAAAATTGGAACTAGGAGAAACAAATGAACATTGAATTATTAAAAGAAAACAAAGTCACTAATTTTGAAAAGAAGATTAAAGAATATATGACTAATAGGGATTACAGTTCTCAAAGGGAGTTAGAAAATTGGAAAGTCCACTTTGAGTGCTGTGATGTAAGTAAACAATTAATTAAATTTAACTAGGAGAAACAAATGAAACAATATACAATTTTCAAAAAACTTTTTAATGAATCTCAATTCGTTGCTGACAATGTAAGTCCTACTCAAGACGGTGTAGTTGATACTAAATATTCTGCTCTTGGTAAGATAATTACTACTGGTTGTTGGGCATTCACCACTGGTCTTCAGGGTCATAGAAACTACATGGGTGAGCAGATACAGAAACTTCAAGAGGCACGCGACAAGTTCACGGGAACAGATGTCTCTAACGCTAACATTGAAAGAAGAATAGATTACATTCAGAATCTTGAAGTTACTGAAGAAGCGTTAATGATTATGTCTCAGATGTTCAAAGATTTACATCAAGAACTTTACTCAGAAGAATATCATGCACCTGTTAAGAAGTCTGTAACTAAAAAGGTTACTCAAGCAACCAACGACGCAGACGCATTACTTAACAAATACAATAAGTATGTAGTTACTGACAAGTAATCAATCGGGGGTAGTAGCAATACTACCTCCTAAAAAATTTCCTCACTCTTAGGTAGGGCGTGCCAGATCGATGTATGAGCATGGGCGTTCCAGGTAAATGTATGAGTATGGGATTTCCAGGCGTTAGCCTGGGATTTTTTATATTATTTTTATAGGAGTATTATCGTGGCAATAGATTGGTATGAGTATTACAGACAAAATATTATTTCAGTCAATGAATTTGTAGATAGACATATACATTCTGTCTGCACAGATATTGTTGACATGCTAGTTAATTGTGATGACGATGACTATCATGGTGATGATTGGTATGTTGTATATAAAGAAGAGGTAGATGACGAAGGTCTAGTAGTCACAGTAAATCAATGTGAGGTAATGCAACATTGGTTTGTATCTGATTGGCTAGGCAAAGAGTTAGTCAAGAAAGGTGAACGCGTTATGCACTTAGGTAATCATCCTGTATGGTTGAGAACTAGCTGGGGTGTATCACTTGCTCAGGAATTTAACATCTTAGAAATACATAAGGAGAAT